CTCCCCACGGAAGTAGAGGATTCCGAAGGTATCGACGAGGCGGTCTATGTCGGCAATCTCTCCGCTTGTCTTCTCCTGGGTGATGAAGCGAATCGATACACTCCGATCCTTGCGGCGTTGGTATCCGTCAAGCTGTCCGGCGGTTAGAATCTTCAAAACAGCTCCATTTGATTCGCTGGTTGCGGCAGCAGCTCCCATTCCGTGCGGCGCAGGGTATAGGTGTCCTCGTGGCCGGGAGGGGTACAGTCCCACGTCGTGGCCTTGTATCGCTTGCCGTCCTTCTCGTGGATTTTCGTGAAGAGGATTTCTCGCTTTGTCATTCCGCTGCCAATTCCATCCCGTGCTCCTGGCAGAGCCGCTCGATTTCGTTCACGGTATTCTCTCCGACTCCACGGAATCGCAACCAGTCCTTCCGGCTGTATTGGGTCAGGTCCTCGACGGAATTGAACATGGCCAACCGTTGAAGGATGTTCCAAGCGCGTTGGGGTAGCTTATCGAACTCCTCCGGCATAATGTACACCGAGGTTCCTGCGGCGGCTCTACGCTCGACAAAAAGGTCGATGGAGTCCGAGGTGATACGGGTCACGCCGGGCAGGATGTCGAAGGCTTGGATTTGGTTGCTCTTCATCAGTCCGTACACATACGGCAAGTCAACTTGGAGCATTTCGCCGACCTGTTTCGGGGTGTAATATTGGCGCATTATTGGTGTGTTTTGCCGCAATATAACCAAAATTCCCCTTGTTGTTTTTAGAGCTTGCCTTCCTCCCTCATCACCTTCTCGGCCCACCGCTTCCCGGCCAGCCCGCCCCACAGAAGATACGAAATAGTCCCGCACGCTTCCCTATCTGACTCGTCATAATACTCCTCCGCGCGGCTTAGATATGAATACATCCGCTGCACGGTATCGAAGGAGACGGGTTCACCCTTGGCGAGCTGTTGGGCACGGACCTTTCCGACCTGGGTCGCGCATTTATTGCCGACCTTCTCGTTGAGCTCGATCCCCTTCTTCGCGTTGTTGGATACCGCTTCGGGGTAGTCGCTCCAGGTCTTAAGTTCTACACGTATACTCATAGGCTCGTTCTAATTTCTCGACCATGCTCCGGTTCTTGCCGGTGCAGTTGCAGGGGCTCTCGTTGGCGTTGAAGGTGCGGTTGAAGATGCCGTAAATATCGCGCCACTGGGCACGAGATAGGCGGGCTCCCGATTTCTTAGAATCCTCGATGGCAGGCAGCAGCTCCCCGAACGCTTGGAAGTCCTCCTCGGCCATCTCCACATTCCGACCGGGGAAGAGGGCATTGAGTTTCGCCCGGCGTTCCTCGCACCCGCAGTCCTCAGCTACGCTCTTGACGAGCTTATCTATCCCCGTCGCCTTCGTGAACTGGGCGACCCGATCTCCGAGCCCCTTGGATTTGTTTTCTGACACGTCGAATGGTGGTGTATAGGGTGTGGCGGGAGATGCCCGTCGACTCCGCGAAGGAATCGAGGGTGTGCCCATCTTCGAAATATATCGCAAACACCTCCGCATCGAACCAGGGCAGGTCGGCCAAGCGCTCCTCGATAATGGTCAGCAGCTCGTCCCGGTGTGCCGCTACCCCATCCCCGTCCCACCAGTCGGCTATCTGATGCGAGAACTTCCTCCTTCGCTCGGTATCCTTCCTCCACTTGTAGTGGTAGCGGGATGTCTTGGAATTGTAGTTGTTGACCATCACCCGCAGGACCCAATACTTCATCTGCCCACGATCGAGGAGTCCATCGATGGTTTCTTCTTTGGTTTGGTAGAGCTGGAGGATTACCTCGTGGAGCAGGTCCGGACCGTCTCCCCCTGCTATCCGGTACGCGGCTTGCAGGAGGTCGTCGTAATTGCGGGCGTGGTATCCGTGGAGGCGCATCCCCCGAGAAGCGTCTTGAGGATGAGGATCATGATAAACCAGAATAGGCGGTCGGGCATGGTCTAGAGTTTGCGGAGGCGGCGGTTGTAGACATCGATGAGGGCCTCCAATTCCTCTACGCTGTATTTCCTTGTCGTGTTGCTCAAGGCTTCCACTTCCATCGCCGTCCCCTCCCCGTATATGCTGTCCAGGTTGCGGGCGAACTTGTACTGCTCTCCCGATCGAAACCCGTTGCAGGATTTACACTGGGGCTTTACGTTCATCTCATCCCACCGGGTCGAGAACTTGGCGCGGGATTGGAAGTGCCCGGCGTCGACGGTCTTCCAGTGCTTCCATACCCCACACGTAAAGCATTGCACGTATCCCCGATGGTCGGCATCCTTGCTCCTTACCCACTGAGAGAAGACCCTATCGAGGCGGGCAATCAGCTTCTTTCGGGTCATACGAACAGTCCGAGGCACGCCAGCAGAAATACGACGAGACTGAATAGCCTGACTTGGTTCTCTTGGAAATATTCAACGCCAACCTGTGCAAAGGTAAGGACGGCGATAGCGACGAGGATTCCGTAGATCATTCGGGCGGTTTGATTTCTCCGATGTCGATGAGGTCTTGTACGGTGAGTAAGATAGCTTTTCGCGGTTTCTCCTCCGTACTGCTCCGGCGGTTGGGGTCAAATTCCGGACGGTGCCTACGCTCGAGGATCCTTTCCGCGCGCATCTCCTCCCACTTGCGGCAGCACTCCATGAGCTCCCCCAGCTTCAGCCGCCCGTACATGGGTCCGAACTTGTCGCGCTTGATGCCCTCGAATACGAGTTTGAACTCTTCGAGTTTGAATGCTGGGAATTCCTCCATCAGCGCCCGCGCCGTCTCTTTCATCTCCTCATCGTCTTGGATGGTCTTGGTCGCATCGACGAACTTGATGAGCTTCCCGAGCTCCATCAGAAACCACGCACGCACCTGCTGGGGGTTTAGCCTGAGCGCCGTGCGGATGTTTGTTCCACCCTCCCACGCATTTTGAGGGGTCAAATTTCGACTTTCTCCGCGCAGGAGTAGTTGGGTACTATCCGTGATCGATGAAGTCCTTGAGACCATCCGGAGTGAATCCGGCGGGGTTAAATCCTTTTCGTCTTTCATTGCTTTGTTTGTTTCGTAGTCGTGTGAGCCAGCTTCGCGCCTTGGGTTTCCACTTGGCCATTGGAGTCCCTGAGACATACCATCCCGTCGATTCGTAGTGCGTGTGGAACTCTTGGCCGAGGGTCTGGGCGACATCCGCTCCGCCAATATCGCGGAAGTATTCAATCACCTCCTCCTCGGTTGGTCTCTCATATTCTCCCTCGCGCGCGTTACTCTTAGTTCTCTTAGAAGTATTTGTTTCTATATGTACATGGGACAATTCGGTCCCATCGATGGGATGATTTCGTCCCTTCGATGAGACATTTTCGTCTCTTCGATAAGACGATTCTGTCCCAAGGCAATACGTGTGCCTCCGGTCGAATCCATTCGGCTTCCTGTAAATAGCTCCACTGTCCTCCAGCTTGCGCAATGCGCCCTTGATTTGGGGCACGGTAAGGAACGGCAGGTATTCAGACATCTCCTTCATGCCTTGGGTTATGCAAGGCTCTTGTCCCGCAGAGGTATTGCGGTCTATCCAATACTTGAGATGGGCGAGGACGGCAGCGGCAGGAAGTCCCCACCGCTGCGCATCCTCTGTATCGAACCAATACTTCATGGCGCAAATATGCCATCGGGATCCAGTTGTTTCAGTGCATACTTTACCTGGCGTATCTCCCGGTCGTATTGCAAGATCTGCCGGTTGTTTAGACCCTTCTCGGCTCTGCCTTGGTAGAGGTTGCGCCGGAACTCTTGGAGGAACATGATACGCGCTACGCGCTCCTCGTGGTGGATATCAGTCCTCATCCATCCACTCGTTGAAGGCCGCCTCGTATTTCTTGGCCAGCGTGATCACGTCCTTGACCATGACCTCGTGCGGCAACTCGAATTCCTTGTGCCGGTAGTTGCACGCCCACGCCATGCCTGCCACCTTAAAGCACATTCCCCGGACGATTTGCTTGTCCTTGTTCGGGTTGGCTGGGGCTCCTTGGAACTGCGCATCCGGTCCGCTCTTGGAAATCCTGAGCTTCTTGCCGTATTGGTTCTCCCGCTGGACTTCATACCATACCTCATCGCCGACCGCATACGGCGGTTCGGAGGTCTTGGAGTTGGCTTCCCCGACGGTGCCATCGTTGAAGGACACCTCGAAGGTGTACATGGTCCCGAACTTACCCTTCCAGTCGCCCTTGCCCTGGATGGATTCAATCTGCGCTTGTACCATAGGTCTGAGGGTTGGAAAGGTCAATACTCAAGGCCTCGCATACTTGGCCCAGCTCGCCGACGGTAAAGAGGCCGGGATCCTTCAACTTGCGGTTGATGGTTGCGGCATGGACGTTCAACGCATCGGCGAGGTCTTTCTGCGTCTTCTTCTGCACCGCCATCTCTGCGACGATTGCTCGGTTCACCAGCGCGAACCACTGTCTGTATTTTGTCATGGGTTTGTGTTTTGACCTTCCAAAGATACAGATAAAATTTGCAGGATTGCAAAAGTTGTGTATATATTTGCCCCATGCAACACACAAGCACACCCCTATTCAACGAGCTCATCCAAGAGATGACGCCGATGTGCCTCGTACACGAAAAGCTGGACCTCATCAGGAAGGTCAAAAACCTCCAGGAGTATACCGAAAAGCTGGAGCAGCTCATCGGCGAGGTTATGCACGATATGAAGGACACCATCGAAACCCTGAAAGCATGAACGCAGACCACAAGCTGGGCCGCTCGGAGGCCATCCGCGACGCCGAACGCCTGATCTACAACCACCTTACGGCATTGGAAGACAGCATCTACGAGCGTACGATGGAAATCAATAACGACCCCGAATACCAGGGCTACGTTGCTGACGATCCTAAACTCTGCGAGTTGCGCTCCATGCGCACCGCGCTCAACTTCATCCACGGAAAAGTCGTAGAGCTATGATTCACTTTGCAGGTTACGGATGGATAGACTACGAAGAAGTCAAGCGGGCCTGGAAGAGGGGCCTGCGCGGACAGGTGACCGGATACCCTGCCGTAGGGTGCTCGATATACGCCGTCGGAGAGGGCTTCTTCATGCACCCCATAGACACCACTATTTGGGATACCCAAGACATAGTGAAACGGGAAGACGACCACACCTACAGCATCGGTCAAAGCCCGATCTACGGAAACAATTATTGCGGATACCTAAACTCGTTCTAATGGAATTCTTCGAAATGATACGGAGCCAGTACGGGAGCGTACAGGCCTGCGCCAAGACCCTCGGCATCAAGCACGAGCAACTCATCCGCCAAATCCGCACCGGCGATACCCGCGTACTGGACGCCATCGCCGACGGGTGCCGCCTCTCCCGTCAAGAGGTGCGCTGGGAATTTCGCTACCATCAAGAGAATACATGAGCAAACAACACCACCCATGGACCCCGGAGGAAGACCGGCGCTTGATTGACCTCGTAAACAGCTACCGCAGCGTAACCGGAGACCGGATAGCGTGGAGGAAAATACCGAACGGCAAGATGTGGCGCTCGGCCCATGCTATGAACAACCGCTGGAACCATACCCTCAAGCCCCAGTGCTTCGAGAAGGAGGGCAAGTACATACTCCCTCAGGTGACAATGGAAATCCAAGACCCGCCGAAATTGAGTATCCCGCCGCGCAAGATGCGGACGGTAAAGAAGTCGTTCCTGTGGGGGTTGTATACCGTAGAGAGAGAGGAATGAACCTGATCAAAGACCTGGGTACCTTGGACAGCGACTCCCTCTCCTTGGCCATCGGGCGCATGACCTCCGAGGAATTGATGGGGTTGGTTAGGCCCATCGCGCAGACGCCGAAGAAGTGGCGAGGAGAAACCGTATGCAAGATGTACGACCTCATACGCCACGAGCTGCAAGGCAGGAGCCCGGCACGATGGATCGACATAGAACAGGAGCTGGAGAGGATGGAAACCAGAGCCAAAAGAATAGAGCCCTTCCTTGCTCCCTTTAGAAAATAGAGTACCTTAACTGTGGGCAGGCAAGTGCCCGGCAATTTGGTTAAGGCGAGGCCCCGGAAACGTCCGGGGTCTTTTCTTTTATAGCGGTAGGGCGCGGGCTCGAACCTTCTTGCTCCTCAGCTCCAAATCGAGGACGTAGCATCCCAAAGGCTTCGGCGGGGCGCCGCGCATAATATGCCAGCCCTTGGTTCCATCCCCGTACTCTTCCTTATAGCATGGGGTGCGTACGTGCAGGACCTCTTTTAGCTCTTGGGTCAGCTTGTTATTGAGCGACTCCACCACGTGGACCATCGTATAGGATTCGTGGACGTGGCCGCTCCAGTATAGGTCCGCCCCTTGCGTCTGCGCCATAGCGCGTTGGTTCTGTATCACGCCCTTGGTTACCGGTCCCCCGCCGCCGGATCCGTGGAAGTATTTCATCTTGTAGCTCATGGCGTTCCCATGCTCTTGAGAGAACGACCATACGACCCATCCCCCATACCCTCCGAGGACGATCTCCGCGCCGCGCTGGTTCATCCCCTCTACCCACCGGCCAAGGATATCGGTCTCGCAATTCTTGAGGATGGCCGTCTCGTGGTTGCCGTACCCTACCAAGGCGATATTGTCCTTATATGGCGCGAACCATTCCACTGCCGTACCAACAAGGTCGTCGAGGTAGGTGGACGTATTATGCTCCTCCCGGATATCGGACTTCATACGCCGCCCGTCATACCTTCCCTGCATCGCGCAGAACAGGTCCCCGTTGATGAATACATCAAGGCCCTCCCGCAAGGCGTAGTCCAGGTCTTTCTTTAGCCTTACCCGGTCGCACTTGGGGTTGTCCCAGTGCAGGTCGGACATAAGGAGGCACCGGTAGTGATCGCCCGATTCATATTCGAGGTGATATACCTGTACCGGCGTCATCGCTCCCACATTGATGCGGTGATGGGCACGACGCTAATCGCGGCCAGCGCAACGGCCGGCCACGAGATACCCTGGGTTAGAATGACCTCCGAGGCGGTGAAAGCGAGGACCCCCCCGATAGTGCGCTTTGCGCTCCACCGCTTCAGGTCGCCCTTGGTCTTGAATGCTTCGGTGATATCCAGCCCCTTGAGGAACTGGAGCCGGTTCACTTCCTGCGGTCCTTGAAGATGAGCCCGATGAAGGTGTCGATATACCCGAAGATGGTCCGGGGCTTCTCTGACGGGACGAGGTTCAGGACGGCCTTCACCGCGGCGAGGACGATAAAGATCAGTTCCACGTAGTGGTCAACGTACCAAGGTGTCATGGGGTCGAGGATAATGGGGTCGATTGGGTCGAGGACCGTGGCGGTCACGGTATCGACGGCGGCGACGATGGTGTCGATTGTATCAATCATCTACCCCTCAATATAACCACGTGCAATTACTCGCCTTCTCAGGATGGCAATCGACATGGACGAACGTATCAGCTACCCCGATGCGATTGAATCCAACGTAGATAAGGGCCTCGATTATCTTCCACCTCCGGTTGCTACTGGTCGCCGAAATATCGGCCGCCCATCCGTCAAGGTGTGCGCTGGTTTCTGAGACCTTGTAGCCCATCCTTTTCAGGTCCTCTTGGTATGCAGCGGTGCGAAAGCCCGACGTTATGCGAAACGGTACGCCCGCATATGCCCGCGCGGCATCCAGCTTTTCCAAGAATTCCATCTGCATGAACGCCCCCGATCCGGGCAGGTCGGGAGAGTCGAATTCGTCGAGCGTGAAGTACCTCATCGGTCGAAGGTAGTTCAGCGGATACCCTGCCCGGCGAGTAAAATTTTGATTTCTTGGACGGCCGTCAGTAGCTCATTGAGCATATTCTTGACCTCGCCCTCCGTCTTTTCGAGGGAGATGATACGCGCCTTGAGCTTCCCCACTTCTTGGGTGAGCTTCATGTACACCCCGACCAGCGCGGCCGCCAGGGTCAGTATCTCGAAGAGGGTCATCGTATCCATTGCGCTCGGTAGGCTTTCACACAGTGTTCACTCTCCAATATATCCAACCACCAAATAAGGAACTCTCCGACAGGCAAAAGGGTTCCGTGGACGTAGTTCCACCCTAGGACGGCCGAGGTTGTGATATCTGGATTCCCGAAGCACATACCCCCCGGAGCGGTACATAACGCCGTCAGGAGCCGCGCAGACGTCGTATTCAGGAGCTGAGACAGCGACAGCCCCACCCCCCGAACGTATCGCCGGACATCGTACCGGAACGAAAGGAGCCCGACCACCATCCCGACGGGAATGAGTAGCAGCCCCACGGCGACGGTAACCAGAAAAACGAGAATCTTAAATGGGTTCATCCGGGAACCACCCCTCCGCCTCGGCTTCGACTTGGGTGAGCTGGGTCGAGGTCGACGGGATCAACTGCCCGAACGGTACCGTCCCCCCTCGGTTCATATCGATGAACA